ATGTCAGATATTAAAAAAGTAGATAATGAAGAAATAGAATTAAATGTAGAAACTAAACGTTTTGAGCATAGTTTACAAACTGATCTTAATAACTTAATTGACACCATTAAAGAACTAAAGAAAATTTTAATTAACTATGAACATAACATTAATATTTTTGTATGAAACATTTACTAAGCAGTTCAGCATTTCTAATAGTAAACAAAAAACTTGCGTTCATCTTAGGTTTAAAGACCACAGTTTACTTAGCTGATTTAATTAGTAAAGAGGAGTATTTTAAGACCAACGGTTTGTTAGTAGATCGTTGGTTTTTTAATACTGCAAAGAACATACAAGAAGACACTACACTATCACCACACGAACAAAGAAACGCACTTAAATTACTCAAAGAACATAACATAGTAGAAACCAAAATACAAGGTATACCTGCTAAAACACATTTTAGAATAAATGACAATGAGTTACTTAAATTACTTAGTTGTCAAAAAATTAAAGAACTAGATGTTAAAAATTTTAACAACTTGGAGTTAAAAAAATCAACAACTATTAATAAGAATAAAGAAATAAGAATAAATAATAATATTAATATATTTAAGGACGAAGTTTTTTCTTACGATTATAATAATGATATGTTACAAGAATTTTTTGATTATTGGACAGAACCAAGTAAGACTGGTAAGTTGCGCTACGAAATACAGAAAACGTGGTGTACAAACAGACGATTAAAGACTTGGGCAAAGCGTAGCAAAGACTATAATAAAAGCACGTCTAAAATAGACATACAATTAAACGAATACGAAAAGGGTAAACAATACTTATGAAACAAAAACTTTACGATATTATTTCACGAACTGCAATAGAACTAGGACATAAGACAGACGGCAAAACACTTGCAGTATTATCAAAAACATTTGCTTATGATTTAGAGACAGATAAAAGATTTAGACGATTAACAATAGATGACGTAGACACAGCATTTAGGTTAGGTGTTAGACTAGATGAAAAAGATAGTTTTTTAAATATCAGAACTTTTTACAGGTGGTGTCTTACACATAAGAAAAGACTTCAGGAAGCATATTACGAAGTACACACATTAGGTGCAGATCCTAAAAAAGTACCTTACTATAAACAGAACTTATTAAATAGTGAAAACAATAAGTAAACTAAAAAAGGAGTTAGACAAATGGTTTTCTTTATATATAAGACTGCGTAAAGCAACTGATACAGGACTTGCACAATGCTACACCTGTGGTAAGGTAGATCACTACAAAAAACTACAATGTGGACATTTTCAATCACGTAAATTTTTACCTACACGATTTAATGAACAAAATTGTCAAGTACAATGTGCTAAATGTAATATATTTAGTCAAGGCGAACAATGGTTATTTGGTCTTAAATTAGACAAAGATTACGGTATAGGTACTGCACAAGACTTAGAATTATTAAGTAAAAGTAGAGTAAAGATTACTAGAGTAGAATATAACGAAAATATAACTTATTACAAAACGCTTGTTAAAAACTTAAAAAAAGAAAAAGGTTTAGATTAAAAAATAAAATTAAATTACAAACGTGAAACCTATATACGTCAATAAAGAACACGAAATAATAATTGAAAAGTATTTAGACACGGTATGTAGTTTTGCTGAACAATGCGCAAGTAAACCTAAGTACCTGAACTATTTAGATGTTTTAGACACTATCATAGAATACCATAACGAATATAAGATAACCACTCATACAGGCAACTGGCTTGACTTCTTGTTAATTATACCTATTAATGTAACAACTATGACGAATGGTTTTTTTGCAGGTATAGAAAATAAAAGAAACATAGCGCAGTTAAGAACGTATCAAATGTTATTATCAGAAATAATAGTAGATGTTATAAGTAAACTTAGAGACATCAAACCTATAAATGAATAAGATTTATAAAATAGTAGCAGATTGTAGAAAAGATTTTATAGAGATGTCATACGCATTTACAACAGATGAAAACGAAATAAACGAAGTAGTACAAGAACTTATGTTATACTTCTTACAGATGAATAAAGAGACACTAAAAAATATATACGACAAAGACGGTAAACAAGGTATTTTAAGGTATGGTGCAGTAGCACTTAGAAGAAGTTTTAATAGTCCACGCAGTCAATATTTCTACAAGTATAAAAAGTATTACACTAAGCTAGACGATACTTGTAATATAACTACAAGCGTAAACTACAAGCTAGAAAACATACCAGTAATTGAGATACCTAAAAGCTACCAAAAGTTAGAACAAATAGACACGGCGTTAGACGGTATGTATTGGTATGATCGTGAAATATTTAAACTATACTACTACGAAAAAAACACGTTAGATAGTCTAGCAGAAAAGACAGGTATTAGTAGAAATAGCTTGTACACAACTATAGACAAAGTAAGAAAAGAACTAATAGAATTATTTAATGAGTAAAAAAAGCAAAGGTCTAGGAGACACTATAAAAAAATTTACATCAGCTACTAAGATAGACAAGCTAGCAAAAAAGATTGCTAAAGCAGTAGGCAAAGACGATTGTGGTTGTGACGAAAGACAAGAGAAACTAAACAAGATGTTTCCTTATAAAACAGAACAAAGAGAATATGACGAAGATTCACCTATGCATTTAAAACAAGAAATACTATGTGTATGGCAAAAAATAAAAGATGGACAAGCACCTGACGTTGAAACGAAAAAAAGATTTGTTGAATTGTATAACACTATATATAAAACTAAATATAAACCCACAACTAATTGTGGTTCGTGTTTACATACTATGTGGAAGGGAATAAAAGCACTTTACGAAAAACTATAATGGAGTTTATAAGACATTTATTTGGATTATGTGGTGAAGCACACCCAAACATATTTCATTTGTTTATATATGCACCTGTAATATCTATTATAGTTTATAAAATTAAATCAATATTAAAATGAAAACATTAACACAAAAAGATAGAATAATAAGACACCTTAACGACAAAGGTAGTATCACAGCATTAGAAGCTATGAAGGAATACGGAATAATGCGACTTACTTCAAGAATAAGCGAACTAAAGGACGAAGGATATAATATAAGAAGTGAGTTTGTAAGCGCAAAAAATAGATATAACGAACCAGTATCTTTTAGCAAATATTCTTTAGTATGATATTATTTTTTTTACTTATTATAGGTATTGCTTTTATACTTATAGTAGGCGTAATTATGATAGAAATATTAATAGCAAAAGACGAAAACGATAAACTAGCAGAAAGAATAGACAAAGTAGAACCTAAGCACAAAACAATAACTGGTGCATTATATAGAGACAGAAAAGATGCAAAAAAAAATACCTGATTATTACATAGGTAAAATACACGGCTACGAAGCACGTAAGATAATAGAAGACTATGAACTAAACTATAATATAGGCACAGCAGTAACTTACTTATTAAGAGCAAACAGAAAACACGAAACATCAAAAGAGTGTATAGAAAAAGCACGTGAACACCTACGTTTTGAATTAGAACGTTTAGAACTATTAGACAAACCTTCTTTTTAGATGACAAGAACACATCAACAAAATAAATACTATTGGAAGTGTATAGTTAAACCACTATGCGAACATACAGGGTATCATAAATACGAGATGCACGAACATTTAAAAAATATGTTTATACCTGATCGTAGTAGTAACTTAACAACAGAAGATTTTACTTTATTTTGTGAAGAAGTACGTATTTGGGCGCAAAATGACTTAGGTGTAATATTGATGCCACCAAATGAATACAAATGAAAATACTTAATTTATACGCAGGAATAGGTGGCAATAGAACTTTGTGGGGTTACGAACACGAAATAACAGCAATAGAATATAATGAAAATATTGCAAAGGTTTACCAAGAGCAATACCCTAATGATGAGGTAATTGTTGCAGATGCACACCAATATTTATTAGACCACTACAAAGATTTTGATTTTATATGGAGTTCACCTCCTTGTCCTACTCATAGTAGAATGTGCTTTGCTAAAAAGAAAAAACAATACATTGATTTAAAATTATATCAAGAAATTATACTATTGCGAAGTTGGTTTAAAGGCAAATGGGTTGTTGAAAATGTAGTACCTTATTACGGATATTTAATTGAGCCTAGTGTTGTTTTAGGTAGGCATCCTTTTTGGTCAAACTTTGACATTAAAGAAAAAGAGTTTACAAATATTGATATTAGCAGGTCAAAAAAAGAAGATTTGCTAAAAGAACGAATGATTGATTGGTCAATTTTTGATTGCATAAAAGATGTCCCTGAAAATAGGAGTAAAGAAAATAGATTTGAGAGATTGCAATTAGTTAGAAATATGGTAAACCCAAAAATAGGTTTGCATATTTTAAATTGTGCTAAAGAAATTATTGGAAAAAACAAACTAGAAGAAAATAAATTATTTTAATTTCTATTATATTGTATAGAATTGATTAATCAATCTTTTTCAATTATGGACAAAAGAAAAAATAACGGAGGTAAAAGACAAGGTGCAGGACGTAAACCAAAAGCTGAAGAACAAAAGCTAATAGAAAAACTAACACCTTTTAATGACTTAGCTTTAAAAGCATTAAAAGAAAGTTTAGAGAAAAAAGAACAATGGTCAGTTAAATTATACTTTGAATACTTTTACGGTAAACCACAACAAAGAGTAGACGTAACTACAAATGACGATAGTTTACACTTACCGTTAATAAACTTTGTAGATTCTGGAGCTGAACAATAAATATCAAAAATTATTTGAATCAGACTGTAGGTATTATATTATAACAGGTGGTAGAGGTTCAGGTAAGTCTTTTGCAGTAACAGTATTTTTAACCCTACTTACTATGTCACAAAATATAAGGGTATTGTTTACGCGTTATACAATGGTTTCTGCACACTTATCTATAATACCTGAATTTTTAGAAAAGATCAGTTTACTAGGATTTGAGAATATATTTGATATAAACAAGTCAGAAGTAGTAAACTTAGCAAATGGTAGTGACATACTATTTAGAGGTATCAAAACGTCAGCAGGTAACCAAA